GCTTTATACGGGAAAACCATTATAAAAAAAGTCCTCCTGAAAAATAGTGGTGAGGTTATTACAACAGAACTTTCAAAAGCAGATGTAAAAGACTTGGGCTGGTCGATGTTCATTCCTCTCAATAGGATTTTAGATTTTGAAGAAAAATTGTTTGGAATTACAGATATGCCTATTAAAAAAATGTTCGTCAAAGATGTGTTTAAAATGGAGAGAACAAAAACACATTTGTCAGAGCAAGGTATCTCTCAAATATTTGTGGGGTGGTTAAATGAAAACGAAGAGTCACGAACAAGCGTTGGTGCATCAACTGCTGATCGGTAAGGATGTCGCTTATCTAGCTAGGGTTCTAGAGAAGTCTAAAAAAACAATCTATCGCTGGATATCCGGTGAAAATAAACCTTGTCTAGAGACATACAAAAGATTGGTGGAACTTCATGCCAAAAATCAAACTAAATGATGGGACTGAGCATAAGCTTGGCGGGGGTTCATACCTTGTTGCATATATCGTAGCAGCTATGATATTTCTTGTCGGAATGTCGGTTGGATGGGCAATATGCGCCTGGTTTAAATATGGATGCACCGTATGATTGCAAATGAAAAAGACAATTATATGAATGTCGTCGTAGTAAGATGTCGGCATTGTAGAACTTCATACGCAATTACATATGATCACAATAGGAAACTAAAAGAATCTAGGAAGAGTTTTCTATGTATAGCCTGTACTCCTAAGAACATGTGGAGATAGTATGACACTATTTGTAGCGGATTTACCTGAATCATCAGCATGTGTATTCTTATACGGTGATAATGATTGTTGGTTGATGCCATATGAGAAAAAATGCAAGGCTGATATATTATATGATAAACCTAAATGGTGTCCTCTTGTCGAAATCTATCTTGTTCCAGATCTTAGCACAAAATATTCTGAGTATTTTACAAAGAGCTATCGAGAGGTAAATAAAAATAGATGAGAATGAAGTACGAGTTTGAAATGAAAAAAATAAGCTGCTTAGATTGTCCTTTATTCAATTTTTGGTTGTCATATTGCCAAGCAAAGGATGAACAGCTTACTAACTATAACGAAGTGCCTGATTGGTGCCCGTTAATAGATGTGAGCGGTGATCTAGCTGGTGAAATGAATAATTCAAGGGCATTGACACATGATTAATAATTCCCGCGTAGTAAGCGATAAAGAAAGCGTCTATAAGTCCTAGATGCATCTTTCCTATCTTTCCAAAGTCTGGATTCATTCTTCGAAATGCAGCTGCAGACATCTTTTTAGCGGTATCGGTCTTGATGCAAGAATGAACTTTCTTTTGCCAGGTTTGTGGCGGTACAAGATTGTAAGGCCAAGGCTCTAAGAATTGTCTAACTTGCCCGTAATAGTAGCCAAATGTGAAGTTATTGGGTGCTCCCCAAACTTTCATGGAATGAACTTTCTCAACAAAAATATAGTTGGCATCATTCAAATTAAACTCACTCTTTAAGCAAAATCCATCAAGAACAGTATCCTCGCGGTACGGTAAATCCATCCAACGAACAGTCTTAGTCTCAACTTCTATCTCTACAATACTTCCTGTTTTTCCTGGATCAATCCCGACTAACTTCATGCCTGCTCCTTGCATAAGCGGTCTTGCGCTTTTCTTGCCAATCTTTGGCGTCTTTTCGTACATTATCGTTATATATTTGATAGTCTCTAAGATGCCCTATCACAAGGTGACAATGAGAGCAAAGAGTTATTAGATTTTCAGGACATAATTCCTTTTTGGGGTCAATGCTAAAGGGTATCTCATGATGCACTTCAAGGTTGTTTCTGCTATTGCAGGCAGCACAGGCCGGAAACCAGCCAAGGTGGTTTGCTCTTACTTGATACCATTCTCCAGATCTTCCCTGAAATTTATATTTAAGGCGGTTAAGCATTCCCTCTCCTAGTCTCTTTAGGCATTGGCATGATATCGCCAAAACATTGCTTCGGTGTTCCTCCTTCAATTATAACCCTTCCCAAAGGCTGTGCAATTATTGTGAGTCCTCTCCTACATTCGTAGCATTGGTAGATACTGCTAACTTCTGGCTTATCGGTAAATATTGAAAAGGCTTTGTCGCAATATGGACAAAAGCCACTTATCCAAAATTCTCTTGTATCTTTCATAAGTATTCGCTTTCATTGACGGTGTGATATAATCAAGAAAGCATAAATCAGAGGGAATAACAACTTTGGATAAAATAGCATTGAAATCATGTAAGTCAGTGCGCCGAAAGACACGTTGGGCTATGGATTTCGACTATCTAACAAAGTTGTCTGATGATGATGTCAGATACCTTGCTGAGTTTTGCAACATTTACTATCACGGTTCTCCTCACAAGGCGGGGGAATTCATAAAAGCCACGGCTGTTATTAGAAAAGAGAGCTATAGTCGTAATAATAAAGCTCAAATTGATCTTTTTAATCAGGATATTAGAGTTGAGATAACTAATGTTGCAAATGAGATAGATTATAACATTGAGAATTACATTATTGATTTTATTGACAATAAGTATATATAGAAACTAATATGAAATTGTCTATACATAAATGTAATGAGGTATCTAATGTCAGAGCTAGAACAAGCACAAGTTGAAGAAGCACCAAAAAAGAAGCTAAGCGCAGTCCTACGCGGCATCACACAATTGCTGCTTGCTGGACTTTATCCAGGCTCTCACTCACAGCTTATTTTTGAATCAGTGGGCATTCTTGAAGTGCTTGCTTCTGTGGAAGAAAAGAAAGAGCTAGAGGCAGAGGCAAAGGTTGAAGTGCCAGCCGAAGAGCCAAAACTTGAAGTTGTTCCTGACTTAGTAGAGGAGGAAAAAGTAGATGGCCAAGACTGAATTTACTCAGGGCGGGGGAGCAAAGGTAAAGCTCGATAGACCTAAGAAAATAACACCTACTTTTAGCGTAACTCGCGCCGAAGGTGGTTGGGTGTTTATAAAGATGACGGTTGATGAAAACTTCCATGTGCTCACTACGGAAGTTTCACAGCCAGACGCTAAACCAATCATAATCGAGCGGTTTAAAATCGAAGTAGGCAAATATTGGGGCAAGCTTGATGAACAAACTATTTAGATGGAGGCTTCTTGATGATGCAGGCGTCATGAGTTTGACGAATGTATCGTTGATGGCTGCGATAGTTAAAGCTACGGTTGTACCACACACTACGTTTGTGGATTTTGCAATCGTTGCTGTTTGTCTCACCTCTTATCAGTTCAAACGTTGGCATTCTTCACGGCAAACAAATGAGCAAAAGTTTGATGCAAGAATTACCATTTTAGAGAATTCTTTAAACTCTCTAAAAACGGCTTTAACGCTTAAAAGATAGCGTATTAGAGTAGGAAAAAAAAATGGCAAAAAAGGAAAATCCCAGGGGGAAAGGGAGACCGAAAGGTTCCATAAACAAAGTTACATTAGCATTCAGAGATGCACTTGAAGAAAAGGGATTTGATCTTGTCGAAAAGCTTATCGATCTTTACGAAAGCGGCGATTTTGACGATAAAGATAAATCAAGAATTCTTTTTAGAATGATGGAATATTCACATCCAAAACTAAAAGAACGTGAAATGACAACAACTGGTGAAATAGTTGAAGCTCCAACTCCAGTTAACATCTCGCTAACAGACCTCATTAAAGTAGCGAGAGGTAATGAAGACTAATGTCTCTAAGATCACAAAAAGGCAAGCAACCGACTTCCTGTGGAGTCAGGGCGATTTGCAGTATAAACTCTGGGAACACACCGAGATAATTTATAAGACAATTCGAAAGATGCCGCGCAACATCCAGATTGTGGTTGTGCTTTGTGCAAGGCAGTTTGGTAAAAGCGTGCTCGGAACGATATTAGCTACAGAGGACTGCCTTAGAAACCCAGACATCGTCGTCATGATCATTGGTCCTACTATCAAACAAACACGCGCTATCGTTCGCCCACGAATGAAGCTAATTATGAGGGATTGCCCGGATGGACTTATACGAGCACTCAAGTCTGAAGATACTTGGTATTTCGCTAATGGTTCTGAGCTTAAACTTGGGGGTTTTGATACTAACAGCAGTGCTGAGCGGGGGAAAACGCTGCATAAAGTGTACATCGAAGAAATCGTGGAAAGCGATCCAGATTCTTACATGGATTTCCTTCGTAGTGACCTTGGTCCTGCTCTTACACATAGCAAACATGCTCAAATTGTTTACTTAACAACACTTCCAAAGATTCCCGATCATCCTTTTTCACTGGATACCGTACCGGAAGCTGAAGCAGCGGGATCTTTCTTTAAATTCACAATTCACGACAATAAGAAGCTAAGTCAAGATCAGTATAATGCTTGCGTGAAACTGTGCGGTGGTGAACACACTGTGGACTTTCGCAGAGAATATCTGTGCGAGCAGGTTCGCGATTCAACGATTATCCTCGCTCCTGAGTTTGACGAGAAGATTCATGTCAAAGAATGCGTGCTGCCAGAATATTCTAACTTGTGGCTTGGAGGAGATGTTGGAGGAGTCAGAGACAAATCGGTATTCCTGCTCATGGCGTACGACTTTGAACGCGCAAAGGTGTTGGTCCTTGATGAAAGAAGTTACAATCCCGATACCGGATCGGCTGTTATGGTTGCGGGTGCAAAAACCATGGAAGAAGAGTTCATGGCTCCTCCTCGATACAGGTTTGTGGCTCGCTATGTGGATAGCGACGGACAGCTTCGGGTGGACTTCATGCAACAGCACAATTACCCGGTGGCACTTCCCAGGAAAGACGAACTTGAGACAACGGTCAATCAAGTACGGGTAGTACTCGCTAAAATGGATGTAGAAATTTCACCGAGGTGTAAACTACTTATTAGAACATTAAGATCAGGTACATTTAATAAACAAAGAACTGATCTAGATAGAAGTGAGGCGCTTGGACACATGGACGCTTTTATGGCGCTAGCCTACGGTTTAAGGCATGCAATAAAGAGCAAT